ATGCTTTCTGATAGCGTTGGGCAGGGATACATGGGAGGCTTCAACTACAACTTACCTCAGTTTGTACCTGTAGCTTATCAGCCTAAAGATTATGACGTTGAGCTTAATAGAATCATCAAACAAAGCTTATTTCAAGGGATGGTTTAATGAATTATTTAGATTTAGTTAACAATGTGCTAAGAAGACTACGAGAAACGGAAGTTACTTCTGTACAGTCTAATGCTTACAGTAAACTCATAGGAGACCTAGTCAACGACGCTAAGAACCTTGTGGAAAGCTCGTGGGACTGGTCTATGCAGCGTAAAGTAATTAGCACGGTTTTAAACAACCCCGCAGAAGGAAACCGATTTACTCTTGTTGGCTCAGGGGAAGCACCTAAAATACAAAGCATGTTTGTAGGCTGGTTTACAGAAGGTAGTGTGCCTGATCTTACAAAAACTGCGACTAGTCTTCTAACTTATATAGATCAAGTATCTATGCAGGAATATATAAGACTAGAACAGCCTGCAGTTGGAAACCCAACGCCAACAGGAACACCTATTTATTATAGTTTATATGGGATAGATTCTAACAGAGATACTATAATTACATTGTACCCTTCCCCTGATCCTACAGGATTGTTGCTTACATCTTTATTTAAAGCACAAGCAGACTTAGTCAATGATACAGACAAACTAGAAATCCCTGTCATGCCTGTGTTACACCTTGCAGTAGCTTTTGCTTCACGAGAACGAGGAGAAACAGGTGGTACTTCTACTCAAGAATACTTTACTATGGCTAACAAGTACCTTTCGGATGCTATTGCGTTAGACGCAGGAAATGCGCCGGAAAAAACTATCTTTTATACACCATAAGGTACACGTATGGCACAAGAAATAAAAAGTATTACTCTTGTAGCGCCTGCTTTCAAAGGTATTAATACCGAAGATTCGCCTTTAGCTCAAGACCCTTCTTTTGCGGAAAGCGCGGACAACGCCGTTATCGACAAAAGAGGGCGTATTGCTGCACGTAAAGGACTCAGTGTTTTAACTACGGATAAAACTGAGTTAGGCACTGGAAACTTACGAGCAATAAAGGAGTTTAGGGACAACTTAGGTAACACCAAAATATTCTCAGTGGGTAACAACAAAATACTCAGTGGCACAACTGTGTTGGCTGATGAAACACCGGGTAGCTACACGATCACTTCAGATAACTGGAAGATTGTCAATTTTAATGACAATGTTTATTTCTTCCAGAGAGGCTATGAACCTTTAGTTTATAATAACACTGGAGGCGCTGTAGTTAAACTTAGTACAGTAGCAGGAGCAGCAGGTGTTGTTGCTGCAATGTACGGCAATGAAGTCCTAGCGGCCTACGGTAGACTCTGGACTGCAGACTTTACTACTGATAAATCTACTGTGTACTGGTCTGACCTTTTGATTGGCCATGACTGGACAGGAGGAACATCTGGTTCCATAAATTTATCAAAAGTATGGCCTGATGGTTTTGACGAAATTGTAGCACTATCTGCACATAATAATCTTTTGATTATCTTTGGAAAACACAGTATCGTAGTGTACGAAGGTGCTGACTCTCCTGCTACTATGAGATTAGTAGATACTATTGCAGGAGTAGGTTGCGTAGACAGAGACACTGTGCAGTACACAGGAACAGACGTTTTATTTTTATCTCAGACTGGTCTCAGAAGCTTCGGTAGAACTGTACAAGAAAAATCAATGCCTATGAGCAGCTTGTCGGGGACAATCACTACGGACATTATTAGACTGATTAGAGAAACCGGAGAAATCTTCAGGTCCGTGTACCACCCAGAAGAAAGCTTCTACTTAATAACTTTTACTAATCAAGCAATAACCTTTTGTTTCGACGTTAGAGGTACTTTGGAAAACGGGGCTTATCGAGTTACTCGCTGGCCCGGCACGGGCTTTACTTGTTATGGACGCAAGGACAACGGAGACTTACTTATAGGTAGTCGTTTTGGAATTGGGCAGTACACAGGGTACAAAGACAACAGCCTTTCTTACCGCTTTAAGTACTTTAGTCCTGAGCTGACTTTCGGTGACGCTTCTAAACTTAAGTTTTTAAAAAGACTCAGACCAACACTGGTAGGAGGCAGCGGTGCAAACGCTATTTTTACGTGGTCCTATGACTTTGGAACTTTGTTTAGCTCGGCTGAAGTAGGGATTAGAAGTCAAGGAAGGTCTGACTTTAATTTATCTGAGTACCCTGTGTACTCTGAGTTGTCTGGTTATGGCATTTCGTCTACAGGTGACGTTGACATAGGAGAAGTTGTAGTTGTAAACAAGTTCTTAGGGGACTTTACTTCTGCTCCTACTATCGGCTCTGGGGGAGGTGCTTTGTTAGAAGGAGACAGCTACTTCGACACTGCTGCTGATATTTTTTATGTGTACATAAGTAGTGCTTTTGTCGATTTAGACACTTTAGTTCCTGCCAGTGTCGGAGAGTTTTCTGACGGAGAACTTGTTTCTAGGAACGCCATAAACGCTAACGGCAGTGGTTCAACTATTACCATTGGCTTAGAAGCAGACATAAATGGGCATGAGTTGTCTATACAGGACATCAACGTACTTGCATTAATAGGTAAAACATTATGAGTTATTGTGAAAAAAGTTTTGAAAGGGAGATAAACTAATGGATCTTAAAGAAATTTTAGAGTCTATAGGCGGTGCAGGAAACGCAGTAAATACTGCTGCTGCTTTAGGATTAGGCACTGCTGGTTTAGCCCTTGCTGAAAAAGGGTACAGTGATTTAGGAGACATTGGAGAACGAGCGTACGCCGGTTTAGCAGGAGAAGGAGGTCTCGCGGAACAACTCAGGGGGATGCTTGAGTTCCAACCGTACACTGTTACTTCTGCTACTGGTGGTCAGTTCGGTATGACTCAGGACCCTACTACGGGCCAAATGACGTACCAAATGGCTACTTCTCCTGAAGAACAAGCTCTACAGCAGCAAACATTGGCTAATGCGGGTATGTTCTTTAATCAAGCAGCTATGCCTGTAGACCAACGAGAGCAGGACATATTTCAACGCATGAGGACAGCGATGTCTCCTGAAGAGGAACGTCAGCGTTTAGAAATGGAGCAGCGTATGGCGGCTCAGGGACGCTTAGGTGTCCGTACGGCTCAGTTTGGTGGCACACCTGAACAACTAGCGTTGGCTAAGGCGCAGGAAGAAGCCAGAAATACCGCTATGCTTAACGCTATGCAGTTTGCAGGACAAGAGCAGCAACGTCAGGCCCAGCTAGGCTCAGGAATGTTAGCCTCTGGTTACGTACCACAGGCACAGCTTCTGGCTGCTTTACAGCCCGGAATGACTGCAGCAGAACGCCAGCGTCAGTCCTTGTCAGAACAAGCGGGAGCATACGGACAGACGTACGCTTCAGGCTTACAAGGGCTTCTTTCGTCAGCTTTGGGTCAGGCTAATATTGCTGGAGGAGTCGGCGGTAACATCACTCGTGCAGCACTTGGTGGCTTGTTCGGTTAATAAGGAGAACACATAATGGCTACATTTTCAGAAGGGTTTTTGTCTCAACTAGGCAGACCCGCGATGTCACAAAGCTTGTTTGACTTAGGTTCTGCTATTGGTGGTGTTCCGGGTCAGATGAAGCAGCAGCGAAAGCAGCAAGAGTTTAACCAATTGATGCAACAGATACAGGGCGCACAAGGCTCTGGAGACTTCACAAGTATGAAGATCTTGGCGCAGCAGTTGGCTCCTTCGAACCCACAAGAAGCTGCTAAGGTGATGCAGGCTGCTACTGCTCTTGAAGAAAAACAAAAAACAATTGAAGCAGGATCTGGCATGTTTTCTAAAGCACCTGAACAAGCTAGAGAGGCAGCAGCACAGCTTGTTAAATTAGGGCGTTTTTCAGAAGCTGAACAAGCTTTAACAAGGGCTGAAAGTCTTGAACAAAGAGAGAAAGAAGTAGACAGAAAAAGAACTTCTGCTCAAATGTTAATGTCAGAAATACAACAGGTTATGAAAACTCCTGATATTTCTAAGGCAGACAAAGAAAAAGCACTGGGTTTATTAAGAGAAGCTGCACAAGCAGGCGAAGACTCTGATCTTTTGAAACCGCGAGTAGAAGAACTTAAAAAAAGTTTACTTCCTGAAAAAGTAGGTAGTAGAGCGTCCCCGTCATATAGAACTTTGTTTAACGAAGAAAAACAAATGAACTACGACTATGCTTTTTATAGGGGGGATGATGGTGAAATAATTAAAAAAGAATTAGGACCTTCTAAAGTTGAAAAGTCTGGGACAACAGAAGTTGATCTAGGTTTAAACACTAAATGGGGTTCTGATTTTCTTAAAGAAGCAAGAACAAAATCTCAAGAAGCAGCAATAAACGCAGCAAAATATGACCAGTTAGCAACTGAGGCTTCTAATAGAGAGTTTTATGAAAGAGGCTGGTTCGGAAAAACTATGTCTGCAACTGAAGAAGCTTTAGGTATTGCAGGGGCTGCTACTACGCACCGACGAAGATTAAGTGAAATAAAAATGTCGGGAGCCTTAGAACTTTTACCAGCAGGGCCTGCGTCTGATAAAGATGTTGCTCTTGCTTTAGAGGCCTCTGTAGACCCTAATGATTTATCAAACGAAGAAGCTGAATCATATCTGCGAGGCATGGCTAAAATTGCTAAAGCAGAAAAAGAGTATTATTCTAGAAAAGCACAATTTATTCAGTACACTAAAGATCCTAATGCTGTTGGTTTTGAAAACTGGGTTGATAAAACACAAGCTCAAAAAACAATGGACTTTTACCTAGAGGCATCTCCGGATGTTGTAGCACAGGTAAGAGAAAAAATAAGTTTAGCCAATAGACAAGTAAACCCAGCAGACAGAGAAGCTGCTTTAAGAGCTTTAGAACAAAATGAAGTTATTAAGCCTATTTTAGATGCTCTAGAAAACCAAAGTTTGTCAGAAGAACGATGGGAACAAACAGTATTGAAAAATCAAAAATTAAGAGGGTTGCAGTAATGCAAAACGATAGACTCGAAAGGTTAGCGTCCGCCGCAGAAACACTCCCCGTACCTCAAAAACCTCAGAACAATTCTGAAGTTACCCTAGCTCCTGCTGGTTTCAGACCAGAAGACATGCAGTTGTTAAGTGAAGCATTTCAAAAAGAAATGAAAGATTCTGGCAAGTCTAGGGAAGAACTTGAGGTTGAAGAAACTGCATGGTCTTCTGAAGATTCCTTAGCTGCTGCACAGAGGTTTTTCTCTAGTGCTGCTTTAGGATGGGGAGACGAGTTAGGTCTATGGGGAGCAGCAATAGCTGCTTCTGCGTCCGTAGATACTCCTGTAGGGGAAATTTATGCTGAAATGAAGAAAGACTATGACGCTAAACAAGAAGAGTTTAAGCAGCGACAAGGGGCTGCTGCTACTGCTGCCGACATTGCTGGGGCTGTTGTTTCTCCTGCTACTTATCTAGCAACTCCTGCTGCGTTAGTAGGCAGAGCAGGTCAGGCAGGATCTATGCTTGCTAGGGCTGGTGCTGAAGGTGCTGTTTATGGCGCTGGAGAAGCAGCCGAAGGACAGAGGTTAGAAGGCGCTGGTGGTGGGGCTTTAGGGGGTTTTGTAGGAGCTGGTCTTGTAAAAGGAGTGACTTCAGGTTTCGGCAAGGCAACAGACGTTGTTAGTAAACGTAGAGTAGAAGGAGACTTAGTTGACGCCGACGGTGACTTTGTTCCTATAACTTTGGCAGCTAGTAATCCTGAAGGCGCAGAAGGCTTAATACACACGTTTTATAGGGACATCGTTTCTCCTTCTTTTGGAGGAAAAGGAGTAGTTAAGAAGCAAGAAGAAGTTATACTAAGAAAAGCAGAAGAGTTTTTAGACGCTCAGAAAGTTTTTTCGGCTAAATTAGACGAAGGCATTAAAAACAAAGAAGCTCAAATTAATCAGCAAATGAAAGACGCTTCTGCTGCTATAAAAGATGAAGCAGGGAATTTAAAGACTATAAAAAAACAAGAAGCAGCAGGTATTATTGTTCCTTTAGAAACTAAAATGCAAGCATTAAAGACAGGGAAAGCAGAAGAAATAATATCTAAAGCAACTTCAGAAACCAGAAAACTTCTTGATGCTCGAAGACTTAACTTTAGAAATGAAACTTTTCTAAACTCCTTCCCTGCTGCTGCTACTGGACAAGATGTTGAAAGAATCTTGCGGAAAGAAAACATAGGAGAAAGAGCTAGGGCTTTGGACAACCTTTGGCAAGCTAAAGGATACTCCATGATTAAGGAGAAAAAATTTAGATTTAAGTCAGGTGAGTTAGGAGGCCAGTTACAAAAAGCCTTACAAGAAGACGACTATTTCGCAGTAAACACCGTTGACGTACCTTCAGTAATGAAAGTTTTTAATAAGGCTGTAGAAGATGTCAACTTCTTTAAAGACCCTAGTGGTAGGATAGACGGAGCTTTAGTTAGTTCTCTAAGGTCTCGCGTAGGGACTTTAGCTAATAAAGCTGCTGACCCTCAGCAAAAAAGGGCGCTTTATACTCTCCAAGATGAAATTGACAAGATAATGAAGAGCCAGTTGACAGGAAAACAGAAAGAAGCTTTTGAAAAAGAAGCTGGGAAGTGGAAAAGCACTGTTGTTTTAAGAGAAACTATCGAAAAAGCACAGTTTAACCCTAAAAAACGAGGGTTCTTTGATGAAGCTGATTGGATAGCAGAAGTAGGTAAAAACAACCGTTGGGACTCTAGGTACGGAACAGGACCTTTGAACAAGACAGCTAGAACCTTAGAGTTTAATCTAGGGCAGGCAGAAAAAAGCATAGCAAAACGGGCTGCTAATTTAGGAAAAGTTAAAGCAAGATTAGTAGAAAGTGAAATAAAAGACCACAGGAACAAACTAGCCTCTTCTTTATCTGATATAGACAGTAAACTAGGTTCAAAAAAGGCGGGTCTTTCTAGGAACCCTCAATTAGCTGCTGAAATTGCTCAAGACATTAGCAAAAAAGAAAAGTACTCTTCTGAGATAGCCCAGTTGGACCAGAAACTAGCTCGTCTAAATGAACTAAGGTCTGTTAAAAACCCTTCATGGTTCTATACGTTAGCTGCTACAGGTATCCTCTCTGGTCTAGCTCTAGGTGGGCAGACAGGTGCCTTAACTGCTGCGGCTATTGGTACTGCTGCGGGTAGAGGTTTGTCAACTCC